CTTCGATGCCGTGCTGACTTCTGCCAGCCTGAACATCAACCCTGACGACGCCCAATCGGTGACCGTCAACTTCCGCCCTGCTGGCACCCCCACCTTCGACTTCAGCACTTCCGCCTGATAAGTTCGCAACCGGTTGGTTTCCTTTTCCCCGGCTTCACCGCCGGGGTTTTTTATTGTTTCTAGTCCGCTACAGTAGTAGAAGAACACATCTCGTTCATGCCAGTTCCTGTCCGCGCCATTGACCGCCTCAAAAAGGCAGCCAATCTGGAGCCCGTTAAAAAGATTGTTGAGCTGTCTGATGGCAGCAAGTTTGAAATGTGGGTGGCACCTTTGACTATGGCCGAGCGCGAACGCGCCCAAAAGCAAGCCAAGTCCGACGACGCCAACGCCTTCGCACTTCAGTTGCTGATCGCCAAAGCCCTTGACGAAAACGGCACCAAGCTTTTTAGCGCTGGCGAAGTCGATGTGCTGAAGAACGAAGTCAAGGACAAGGACCTCCAGTCCCTGATGCTGGCGATCCTTACCGACGACGCCGAGCCGATCGACCCCAAGAACTAGCCAAGGAGCTTCGCCAGGACAACTGGCTCATGCTCCAGTTCGGCGTCGCCAAGGAGCTGGGACTAAGCCTTGGCGAAGTCCGCACCACAATGACCGCCGAAGAACTCCTTGGCTGGAGCGCCTACTTCCAGATCCTGAACGAGGACCAACAGAAGGAAATCGAAAAGGCCAAACGCCGCCGCTAACCCGGCGGCTTTTTCGCGTTGGCCCTACACTGCTAGCAAGAGTCGCCGAGTGTTTTGGCCCAATACAACGCCGATATTCTTGTAAACGTAAAAAACCAGGCAAGCCTGGATCGTGTTGCTGCGACACTTAATCGAGTTCACGCGCTCGCAAAGGAAATAAGGCCTATTAATTTGTTTGCCCCTGGAAACGGGGCGGGAGCAGATCAAATAAACATTGCAATGCGCAAAATAGAGCAGCGCGCAGCAGCTATAGCTAAGCAGGGTAGCGTACAGATTAGCGCAACTTACGCAGGAGCAGCTCAGACTGCAGATGCATTTGCAGAAGTTTTGCGTAATGTAAATATAGAAGCCAAAAAAGGAACAGTAAGTATAGATGAGCAGTCTGATCGGGTAAAAAATTTGGCTTTTGCTTACGCAGAAGCCGAGAAAAAAGCTCAAACTTTAGGTAATAGATACGACACTATTATCCAGCAAGCTAGACAAGCTAAGGGATTAGCAATTGGTCCTGTATCCGAACTAGGGACTGTAGAAGCTGATTCAGCGGCAGCTGCAGCCAGAGCAGAAGCAGCACAAACAGAAGCAGCGACAAAAGCGCAAGCGGTGTACCAAGCGCAAATAAACAAAAATTTGCGTACAGACGTTTTATACCAACGGCTTAAACTTAATTTAATTTTAGATCAAAGCGATGCTCTACTTAAACAGGATTCTCTCACAGCTCGACTAGCTAAAAAAGCTGCTCAATTTGGAGGCGCAGGAAAATTCGGCGAGAATTTAGCTTTAGGTGTCGGCTTTCCGCTGCTTTTTGGAGGTGGTGCTGGCAGTGTGCTTGGGTCCGCTGCGGGATCATTTTTCGGTAAGGGTTTTGGCGGACAAATCCTTGGTGGCGCACTTGGTCAAGTTTTGGATCAAGCGGTACTAAAAATACGTGACATCGGCAACGCAATTAAAACTTTAAATTTTGATGCTTTAACAAACTCTGGCGTACGATTTAGTTCTGAAGTAAAAAACCAGTTAAATCTATTACTGCAAGTTGGTGATGCGCTTACGGCACAAAAACTCGCAAGTCAGGAGGTGGCCCGAGAGACAGGAACATTGCCGGGTGTTACTGAAGACGTAGCTAACAGTGTAAACATTCTTAATGATTCTTGGCGCAAAGTTGTAAATGCTGTCAGCACAACACTAGGCATTTTAGGAGCGCCTTTTGCTGCAGCTTTAGCAGGAATTTTAGAACTCGTAAACGCTATTTTTAGAGTAATAAATACTGTATTTAGTCTTATAGGTACAGGCATTAAGCAAGTAGTGGAATTTGTTATACAGCTTATAGGAGGCAAAGAGGCAGTAGATTTTATTAACAATGGCATTGATAAACTAAACGGCGGTCTAAGTGACGCGACAGCCCAAGCTGCAGAATTACGTAATACGCTTAATCAATCTGTAGTGCGCTCCTCTATTGAACTGCAAGCGACTAGAGCACTAACACCCGGAGTAACTACAGAAGATAAAATAACAAATATTCGTATACAAGCTCAAAAAGAACTTAATTTACTGGTTCAAGATGAAATTGATGCGCGAGTGCAAATTAGAAAAGAGAATGCGAAAGCCACTGCTGAAGTAGTAGACGGTCTAATAAGACAAAACGATCTTCTTTTTAAAAATCGTCGAGAAAATATCAGTATAAGCGCCGAACGTCAAGTCACGGCTGAAATTCAGCGCAGCCAAGCAGAGTTAGATAGAAAAGCGGCACAAGAACTAGAAAAGCAACGTAAAGAACTGGAGCGCATTGCCAAACTACGCACAGAACAACTGGATAAGGCGCAGCGAAGTTACGTACTCGCCGAGGCGAGTATAAATATAGCAACGGCTAATACAAAAGAAAGTGAGATTGAGGCAAATTATGACAAAATTAGAATAGAGCGCATGTATACTTACTCGGATTTATTAAAAAATGCACGCAGCGAGGAAGAGCGCAATTTTATTGTAGCAACTCAATATCTAGAAATTTTAGCATCGCAAATTAAACAAGAAAAAGACATACTTGATACACGTAAAAAACAAACAGAAGAGTTATATGCTCAACTTGATGCTTCAAATATCCTTAACCCACAAATTCAAAAGCAGCTAGGTCGCGGGGTAGCCGGCGAAGGTTTAGGTATCCAAGGTTTTGCCCCTGATTTAAATCTAGATCCTAACAATAAGGCGACTAAAAAATTAGATGAAATGAAAGCAAAATTAGCTGAACTGGCAGATCCGGTAAACGCAGCTGCACGTGGGGCTGAGGGTATAGGCAATGCATTTAACACTGCTTTCCAGGGAATTATTACCGGAACTCAATCTACGCAGGAAGCGCTTAGTAATTTCTTTAAAGGTGTAGGTGATGCTTTTGTCAGCATGGCCACAGAAATTATTGCTCAGATGGTCGTTATGTTTGCGTTTAAACAGTTACTCGGGTTATTTGGTGGTGGAGGCGGTGGACTATTTAGCGGCGAAGGGCCGGTTTCCGGTTCAAGTGTTTTTGGTGGCGGCCAAGCCGGTTTTAATCCCGATGCGTTTGGTTCCGGTTTACAGCTGTACGCATCCGGCGGATTTGTTACCGGCCCCACCAGCGCTGTTGTGGGCGAAGGCGGCGAACCGGAATACATCATTCCTGCCTCCAAGATGCGCAGCGCCATGAATCGCTATGCCGCTGGCGCCCGTGGTTCCGCTGTTATCCCTGCAGGCGATGAAGGCGATGGCGGTACTGCCACTATGGCCGCAGCACCTGGCGCAATCGACGTGCGCTACACAGTGGAGCGTATCAACAGCGTGGATTACGTCACCGCCGATCAATTCCAGCAAGGTATGCAGCGAGCTGCTCAACAAGGCGCGGCCCAAGGCGAACAGCGCACCCTGCGTAGGCTTCAGATGTCCACCAGCACCCGCAAGAGGCTTGGGATGTAATGGAACTAGCGATCGGCAACTTCATCACCTTCAGTGACAAGGGAATTGTTCGTCAACGGTTCCAGAACTTTTTCATCAGCGAAACCATCACCTACAGCGGCGAGCAATACGGCTTCTTGCCGTTCGGCTTTTCGGGCGTAACCGTCAACCGCACAGGCGACAACACCGACGCCTCATTGATCCTGCCCAACAACGTACTCAGCCGCAACTGGGCTGTTGAAGCCTTGGATAACCGCTGGATTGCCCATGTCCGCGTGATGCTGCTGGACCCCGCCGACCGCACCAGTTTCACGCAAATGCACCAGTATTACGGCATGGTGGCCAGTGGCCGCTGGAAAGACGCCGAGCTGGACCTGACCTTAAACACCGTGCTGGATGCCGTTGGCTCGGACGTACCCCAACGCCGCTTGACCCAACGCTTGATTGGCAACATCCCGAGCACAGCTGGTGTCAGATTGCAGTGATCTAATCGGGCGACCGTATCGCCTTGGTGCCGACGGCAGTGGCCCCGAAATCGACTGCATCCACCTTGTTTACACCGTGCTGGAACGCCTGGACATAGACACGCCTGCGTTTAATCCTGATTGGTACACGGCACCAAAACGGCAGATCATCCGAGACATTTTGAGCTGGGGTCGCCGTATTGAACGACCCGAGTACGATGGGGACATCTTGCTGCTCAGGGAAGCCAACTGGGCATTTGCGGTGACATGGCAGACCGGAATCCTGTACATCAACCGGCATCTGGGCAAGGTCGCCTGGGCTCCGGCACAAGCATTATTCGACCCAATCTGCTTCCGTACGAAAGGCATTTACTAGAACTTGCCGGTTTAACAGAACAGGAATATCGCTATTTCGTACAGGAAGTCCAACGCCGCGCCAAGTTACGCCCTGCCGAATACGCACATATTCCTGATGTTCAAAATACAGGCGCTGAGATCATTGCAATTACCAGCCTTGTAATTGGCCTAGCATCAACCGCATTATCGTTTTTTCTTGCCCCCAAGCCTCGCGCCCCACAACTTTCTGCGCAGCAAGGACGCGGCCAAGCCGGCAGCGGCGGTCAGTTAAGTCTTGACAGCATCCTTGGCGGTCAACGTTTTAGCCCTACCTACGGCTTTGATAGTCAAGCTGAACTGGCCAATTACGGCGATCCAATCCCCATCATTTTTGGCCGTTGGACTGGAACAACCGGCGGCCTGTTGGTCACCCCCAAGCTGGTGTGGTCCCGCATGTTCAGCTATGGGCGTCAACAAGGCGTCAAGCTGCTGTTTGTCGTAGGCGAACAGGGTGTTGCAGAAGGCATTCCGCCCGATGGCATTGATCCCCCGCCTGATATGCCGGGCATCTTTTTAGGCAATGGATCACTAAGCGCCATATACGACCAAACCTTTGCGTTTTACTGGAAGCGCAATACGACAACTTCGGGATTTTCCCGGATACAAGCGGCCAATCTTGTGTATGGAACACGAGGAACGCTGGCATCTGGCGACCCAGAAAGTTTTGATGACATCTACAGCTGCCCAACTCGCGTCAGTGACAATGACACAGCATTTTGCGCGGCGCATGGTCTAAGCAACAACGCCGAGTTTGGTTGCTACGGCGCAATCGGCAATGGAGCGCACTATCGCGTCAACTGGAGCGTTGTATCAATCCCACGCGATCCAGACACAGATTTCATCAAGTTAGATCCCGGTCTTAACAGCATTTACCAGCGCGTCAAGATTGCCGGCCAAGCTGGCATGAGCGATGCTCTTTTGCGCGGCGATCAAGATTACGGCATCATCGCCAATGACGGCATGAGCGGCATCGGTCGCAACTACAGCCGCCGCATGGGCATTACTGCGCTAAACGGCGTTGGAGTATCCGACGAGGACGGCAAAGCTGTTCGCAGCGTCAATGTTGGCGACATCATCGAATTTACTATTGCTCACAACACAATCCCGGAGAATTATTACAAAGGCACCGACCGAGAAGTAAGCGTTCAAGACATCAACGATGCGGTCACAGAACTGCGCAATAACGCTGACGACGCGCTGCAAATTGGCGAACTGTTCATGATTGGTCGCACCACTTGGCAGGTCATCAAACGTAGCCGTGCCATCTGGAAAGTCGAGGACAAACAAGATCAAATCATTGAACTCAAGTGCATCGACATCAACCCACCAGCCGTTAATGACATCGGCCTAGTGTCCCAGCACATGCTGCGTGCAGATTATGTGTCGGACAACAACACCCCTGAAAAGTACAACTGCGGTGTTGCCTTCTGGCCTTTGACTCGATTTGCCAAGGCCACCGTAAGAAACACCCGCCCCTGCGAAGTCACTGAAATCGGCATCCGCAGCAATGTTTTCCAACGTCTAAACGGTTTGTGTAATTTCCAGACCATCATGAGCCCGCAACAGCTCAACGCGCTGGATAACGCACGTGTCACGGTCCAAACGGGTACGGTCAATTCTTATATCAAGCGTGTCTCACTCTTCACAATTTTCCTGCGCCCCGCCGGCTTGGATCCTTCCGGCAATGAATTTACCTGGCAACCATTAGGCGAACAGTTCTGCATTATCGGCAGCCAACCCGTCGATCAGTACAACTTCATCCGCCTGGTGCATCCCGACACGCGCCAGTACGAGTTCCAGTTCATTCCGAAAAACGGCGCAGACATTGGCCGCCATTCCCCCGACGACGCAGAATTTTGGCATCTGCATAACGGCGGCTCACTTGACAATGCCGCTGAACGTCAAATTCTCACCGCCAGCTACAGCACTGCTTACGGCACCTTCAAAGTCGTCAGCGCTGGCACGACTGTCACCAAACTGGAAATCCAGCAAAACTCAGAGTTTCGCAACCTTGCCACTTACCAAGACCGCACTGTTGTAAACGATCGCCCCACCAGCGTCGGCATCATCACTCTTCTGCCGGATGAACAAGGCGCTGAAACCCGACTGTCCTTCAGCGAGTTTTTGGATTGGGTAACCGACCCCAGCTTTAGCTACACCGAAGGGCGCAACGGTTCATTTACTTGGGAGCTAACCAATCGTGCCGGCATTGCCTCTGCTGCAAATTATCCCGGCAACGCAGGCACCCAAGTCACCTTTGATTATCAACACAACGTATCAGGCGGACGCTGGTACAAAGTTCGCTACACCCTTACCAAAGTTGCACTAGATCCAGCGCACTTCTCAGGTCAAGGCTACGTCTGGGTAATTGAGCAAGAAAACATTGTCGAAAGTTCTACTAACTGGGACATGCTCAGTGAGTACGTTGTTTCGTTCACTGTTCAAAGCGGCAATCCATTCCGCAACCCTCCAGCCAGCCCGACGTTAAACAGCATTGGCCAGCGCCGTCGGGTAACAGGCGTCATTTCTGCTGATGTTGTTCAAGGTCGCAGCCAAGCCTGGTACGAAGAGATGTTCGGCCCGGCCCGCAACTACGACATCGGCACCACCCGCACCTTCACACTCGATACCACCAACATCCGTGGCGACGGCATCCGCCTGCTTCTAACTAGCCGGGTCGATTACGTCGAAGGCCACTGGAGCGGTCAAACCCGTCTTTGGAGTGCCCCAACAATTGCCGTTTCTGAAGATCCCAACTATGTGTCTAGCCAATGGCAGCTTGGCGATACCTTCGATTACCTGCGCACCGTAAGCGGCAGTAATCCTTTCCGCCGTCCCGGCAGCCAAGTTGGCGCACGTTTTGTCATTGAATCTCGTGGCCTGCGCATCACCGAAACCTATGAGTACGAAGGCCGCACATTTGAGCAGCAAAGCATGTACGGCGACCTCAGCCTGTACGGCAACTTGGTCGAAAAATCCAACGCCAACAGCCCCGAACACACCGTTGTTTACGTCAACGAGATTGCCAGCAACAGTCAAGTCCCCGAATACAGCAACATGACCATTGCGGGCTTGGCACTTAAAGCCTCCCGTAATTTCACCGCACTGGATCAACTGCGGTTCTGGCTGAAAAATGGGATCCCCGTTAAGCGGTTCCATCCTGACGAGTCATCAGAAGTCAAACCCAGCAACCTGTTCTGCGACCTTGTTTATTACCTGCTCACTGATCGCGTTGCTGGTGTTGGCGATCTGCTCAACATGTCTGTCGATAACGCGCCACTAATCAACACAGACAGTTTTGTTACCACCGCTCGCTTCCTCAAATCCAATGGCCTCTATTTCGATGGGGCAATTTCAAGCGCAGTAAACGTCAGGCAATTTATCGCTGACATAGCACCGTTCATGCTTTGCAATTTTGCGGTCATGGATGGGCGTTTTGCACTGGTGCCGGCTTTGCCCACAACAACAAGCGGCAACATCAGCGCCGATCCGGTCGCCATCAAACAGCTCTTCACAGCTGGCAACATCTACGAAGACAGCTTTGAGCTGACCTACATCTCGGCGGAAGAACGCAAAGACTTCCAGGCAATGCTTCGTTTCCGCGAAGAACGCGAAAATCAGCTACCCGAAGAAAGAAACATTGTCATGCGCTGGAACGACGGCACCAGCACAGAAGATCCACTGGAGCAGTTCGACATGACGCAATACTGCACCAGCCGCAATCACGCGGAACTGGTCGGGCGCTTCTTCATGTCAATTCGCCGCCGCATCACTCATACCGTTTCGTTCAAGACGGCACCGTTTGGCATCGACCTGTCGCCTGGCGACTACATCCGTGTGGTTACAGAATCCAATCCCTATAGCTCGGCGCAAAACGGCAGCATCAGTGCAACTGGCGTAATCACCAGCGCCACCCCGTTTGCCGATGGCCGCTACGACGTTGTGTACTACAAGGCCGGATCCGAGGATGTCAGCGAAGGCGTCATGACGATCAACAACGGCATCGTCCAAGAAACCGCACTGTTCGGCAGCGTGTTCACCGTTTCAAACTCGGTTACCGCCCAGAATGTCTACATGGTCGAGCAACTTACGCTGGATGGGGAAGGTTCGGTGCAAATCACTGCCACGGAGTTCCCTTGCGACGAGCAATTCAGAAGCCTGATCGCACAAGACGTAACCAACGCCGCCCTGTTCTTGGTTGATTCCTGATGGCCTTCCCAACTCTGCAACCAACCGGGCGTAATTTTGATCCCGGCGACTACCCAATCAAGACCTTCAAAGCCCAATCCGGCGCCGAAGTCCGGGTGTTGTACGGCAACCAACGCACCAACATGACGCTGGACCTGACCTACGACAACATCACCGACACAAATGCGGGTCTATTCCTAACCCACTTCGACGAGGTACAAGGCACTTACCAAACTTTTACAGTTCCATCCAACGTGCGGGCAGGCTGGGGCGGCAGCAGTAGTTCAATCGACGTAACCGGCTCAAACGCTTGGCGCTACGCGGAGGCCCCACGCATTACCGCAATCCGGCCAGGGATTAGCAGCGTGCAAGTCAAGCTCGTTGGTGTTCTCTAAACTAAAGTCATGGCCCAGATTTTTACCGGACGCGACGGACGCCTGCTTCTGGGCTCCGACACCTTGGTCAAGGTGACCAACTGGACGCTTCAGGCTGACCTGGAGACACTAGAAACGACAACTCTTGGCGACAGCCAGCGCAATTACGTGCCTGGGGTCCAAGGTTTTAGCGGCAGCGCAAGTCTGCTGTACTACATCGACGCCGATAACACCAACGACGCAAGCACCCTGCTGCGCAAACTGGTGCGAACTGGCAACGTCACCACAAGCGACACGGTAAGCCTTACTTTGCGTCTTGCTGGCGACCTCGGTAACAACGACGTAACTTTGACGGCTTACATCACCAGTGTCAGCATTGGCGCTTCTGTCGGTGAAGTCGTCTCGGCTCAAATCAATTTCCAAGCCACTGGTGCCCTGACCACCGCCACCTTGTAATGAGCGTCTACCTCGGCAGCTACGGTTTGGTCGAACTACGGCGTAGCTCCGAGCTTGCCGAAAAACCCTCATTGGTCAATCCAGGGGACGTTAATCCTGCACGCCGCCGCTTTAGTTTTGACTTTGACGCTGGCTTTCTAAATAGCGGCGACCAACTAGAAATTCGTACCACTGACGGCACCAACCTTGACTTTGTTGATGCAACCGGCTGGGGCATTGGAAGCGTCCAAGATGCTGGCCACTGGTATGTCCACGTCGATGAACTAGGCGGCGTTCGTCTATATGACACATTCGACAAATCTATTGAGGGCCTGCAAAGCCAAGCGATTGTATTGAACGCAATTGCCCGCGATATTCCCATTGCGGTACGAATAACCAATTTCATTCCTCACATCCTTGCCCAATGCACTTACTTCGAGCTAAATACCAGCCGCGAAGCCGTTGATACCACAGCGCTTGGTGACGAATTTCGCTCCCAATACTCCAGCTTGATTAGCGGCAGCGGGAACTTCCGCGCCTATTGGGAATATCTCCCCACCTATAGCAAACAAACCACTGCAGAATCAGCCCATTATCTTTTGCAGTTGGCCATCCGCACAGAAGTCGGCTCAAAATTTGGCAGCAAGTTCTACCTAAAAGTCAGCAACGAAATAGGCGATGGAACATCTATCGACGATGAAATCTGGTACGAACTGGAAGGTGTCATCACGCAAGCCGGCGTCAATTTCTCGCCAGATAACGCCGTTGAAATCAGCGCTGATTTTGTAACCACTGGCCCCATCAGACTTCTTGCCAAGACCACGCCTTCAGATAAGGTGCTCCAAGAAGATCTTGGTGACATCCGTTTGGAACAGGATTCCACGGCATCACTGTTGCAAGAAGACATCGCGTGAGCCGGCTAAGCTAGTTGGTAACAGTGCCCTGTCGGCTTAGGCGGTATGGCTGACCTTCGGATTAGCGAACTTACAGCTCTTGCGGGGGCGAATTTAGCCAGCGGTGACCTGCTGCCGATCGTTGATGTCTCCGCAAGCGAGACCAAAAAGATCACCGTGACCGACATGGTGGGTAACGCCACCACCTTGATTGCGGATGCCACGATCCCCAGCGCCAAGATCCTGTTTGGGGCAGGCTCAATTGTTGCCGCATCCCTGGCTACTGATGCCGTTACCACCGCCAAGATTCAAAACGATGCGGTAACTGCCGCCAAACTTGCCGACGAATCCACTGTTGATCTCGTCACCACCCTGCCGGCATCTGGCGCCTTTACCGGCCAAATTGCGCTTGATACTGACGACGACAACGCCTACATCTGGGATGGCAGCGCTTGGGTCAGCTTCAAAGCTGCGGGTTCTGTCGGTTCTGTTGTCGGCAGCACGGCTGGCACCATCAACATTGTCGTTAGCACCAGCGGCAACCAAGTAACGATCAGCGCCACGCTGGATAACACCAGTGCCGCCGGTCAATTCCTCGCTGGCCCTTCCGCATCTGCTGGCGCCGTCAGTTACCGCACCATCGCTGGTGGCGACCTTCCCGCACCTACGACTAGTGCTCGTGGCGGCGTTGCAATCAACGGCGAAGGTCTGCGCATGGATGGCGCAGTGCTGGAAATTGACAACGACGTAGCCGCCAACGTCACCTACGGCCTCGTCACATACAACGCCAAGGGTCTGGTCACCAACGGTCGCACCATCATCAGCAGCGACCTGCCAGCTGCCACAAGTTCAGCAAAAGGCGCCGTCATCCCCGGCACCGGCCTTTCCGTTGATGGCTCGGGCAACCTCAACCACACCAACAGCGCCACCGCCGGCACCTACACCAAGGTCACCGTTGATTCGCAAGGTCACGTCAGCTCTGGCGCAACACTGGCCGACACCGACCTGCCTAACCACAGCGCGGCACTGCTGACCAGCGGCACCTTGGATGTCGCCCGCCTTGGCGCCAATACTGTTCCAGGTAGCAAGCTTGCTAACTACGCGGTTTCCAAGATTGGTGAAACCCAGCCAACGGCTGACCACATCGGTCAGTTCTTCTTCAATCCACTTTCCCGCGACCTCTTTCTCTGGGACGGAAACGTCTTCCAGCCAATCGGCATCTCGGTCGGTGAGATTGTTTTCGCTGGTACGTTTGATGCCTCGGCTGGTGGCGGCACCGGTCTTGTCGCTTCGGTAACGGCTGAAGGTACTGCGGTCGGTCTCGTCGTTGGCAACCCGCTTCCTGCAGCAGCCACCGCCAACAACCGCTACTACTTGGTGGTTTCGGAAGCTGGCACGATCACCAGCGGCAACGCACCCAACGTTGCACTAAGCCCGCCGGACATTGTGTTGTCGAACGGCTCGGCTTGGACCGAGATTGACGTTTCGCAAACCGTTACTGCACAGGTCGCAAGCAACGTCAGCTTCACACCTGCCGGCGGCATTTCAGCCACTAATGTCCAGACCGCAATTGAGGAAGTCGATAGCGAAAAGCTTGGCGCAGGCGGCGGCACGATTACTGGCGAACTGCTGATTGGTACTACCGGCAGCCTTGCCTTTGAGGGCAGCTCGGCCAACGACTATGAGACCTATCTGGCGGTTGTGGATCCCACAGCGGATCGCACGATCACCTTCCCGGATGTAACCGGCACCGTCATCACCACTGGCGACAGCGGCACGGTGACAAGCGCAATGATTGCCGATGGCACGATCGTCAACGCGGATATCAGCGCCAGTGCTGAAATTGCCGTTAGCAAGCTTGCCGATGGCACCGCCCGTCAACTGCTGCAGACCGATGCAGCCGGCACAGGCGTTGAGTGGACAAGCAACGTCGATATTCCCGGCACGCTTGATGTCACTGGCGCTACCACACTTGATGGCGCACTAACTGTTGCTGGCACGGCCACCTTCAATGGCTCGATTGTTCTTGAGGGCACCACGGCTGATGACTATGAACTGACGCTGGCATGTGAGCCCACCGCCGATCGCACGGTCACCCTGCCCGATGGCACGACAACACTGGCGGGCTTGTCACTGGCGCAAAGCTTCACGGCACAACAACGCGGCGCGATTTCTGCGCTGACCGATGGCGCCACCATCACCCCTGACTTCAGCCTTGCCAACAACTTCAGCGTCACGCTCGGTGGCAACCGGACCTTGGCTAACCCGACCAACCTGACGGCTGGTGCCAGTGGCGCGATCTTTATCTCGCAGGACGGGACGGGTTCTCGGACTTTGGCATTCGGGTCCTATTGGTCGTTCTCTGGAGGTACTGCACCTACGCTTACGACGACTGCCAGCGCCATTGATGTGCTGGTGTACACGGTTCGGTCTAGCACCGACATTGCAGCTACTCTGATCACCAACATCAGCTAAATCATGGGAGTTCCCGGAAACGTCAACCCGCTGCTGTTGGTACAAGCTGCCGCAGCGGGCGGCTATAGCATCGACAGGTCGCTGCGTTTCTCGTCACCGGATTCGGCTTTTCTTAGTCGCACTCCCGCATCTGCCGGTAACCGCAAGACGTGGACCTGGGCGGGGTGGGTTAAACGTGCGTCTTTAGATGCAGGCGACTATCAAACATTGTTTTGCGCAGGAGACTCCGGGACAGCAAATAGAACACTGCTTCGTTTTAACTTCAATGCAGATGATTGCACGCTTGCCACTTTTAACGAATCAGGAACATGGAGCTTGTACACTACTGCAGTTTTTAGGGATCCATCGGCTTGGTATCACGTCGTTTTATCCGTTGATACAACTAATGCAACCGCAGGCGATCGAATAAAGCTGTATGTGAACGGCGTTCAACAGACGTTATCGGGAACAAGCGCAGCCTCTAATGAAGACGGCAATATAAACAATAACAAGTTGCACCAAATCGGTAATGATACAAGAATATCAACGTTTTTGTATGACGGCTACCTCGCCGACATTCATTTCATCGACGGTCAAGCGTTAGACCCCACCAGCTTCGGTGAGTTCGACACCAACGGCGTGTGGCAGCCCATCGAATACACCGGCAGCTGGGGCGTCAACGGGTTCCATTTGCCCTGCAGCGATAACTCCTCCGCCGCTGCGCTTGGGGACGACACCAGCGGGAATAACAACGATTGGACGGTAAATAACCTGTCAGTTGCTGCTGGTGCTGGCAACGATTCCCTCCGCGACTCGCCCACCAACGGCGACACCAGCCTTGACACCGGACTCGGTAATCAAGTGCCGGGGAATTATGCGACGTTAAATCCTCTTTGGTGCAACTCGGCTATCACACTGTCAAATGGCAATCTTGATCTTTCGTCAACAAGCACAGCTTGGAAATCAGTCTCCTCCACGGTTGCGATACCTACTAGCGGCAAATGGTATTTCGAGGTTTTGCAAACTGTCGCAACAGATTACCTAAACGTTGGCGTTGTGCCTGTCGGATTTACTTTATCGAATCACCCCGGCAGCAGTGCAACAAGTTGGGCTTGGCAAAGTCACGCAAACAAATGGAACAACAACACAGGCACGTCTTGGGGTAGCACAACAACAAACGGCGACATTATTATGATCGCTGTTGACCGTGATAGTGGCAAAATCTGGGCTGGTAAAAACGGAACATGGTTCTCGTCGGGCAATCCAACTTCCGGCACAAACGAAATGTTCTCCGGTTTAGGTAGCGAGTTGCTTGTGCCTGCAATCGGTGCTTACAGCACAACAAGCTGTGCAATGAACTTCGGCCAACGCGCCTTTGCCTACACCGCCCCCAGCGGCTTCAAAGCCCTATGCACGGCGAACCTGCCGACGCCCACCATCGAAGACCCCAGCACGGTCATGGATGTGAAGCTGTACACGGGCAATGGCAGCAGTCAGACGATTAGTGGGTTGGGGTTCAGTCCAGATCTTATCTGGATCAAATCACGCAGCGCTGCATACGATCACCAACTCGGGGATACTGTTCGTGGCGTCACAAACATTCTGCACAGTAATCTCAACACCGCAGAATCAACGCTTAACACCATTACAGGCACAACATCTGACGGATTTACTGTCAGTGCAGCCAGCTTTATCGGAACCAACGCAAATGGTCAGACCTTTGCAGCCTGGACCTGGGACGCCGGATCATCCACGGTTTCTAATACTGACGGCAGCATCACCTCCAGCGTGAGGGCTAACGCCAGTGCAGGGTTCTCGATTGTCAAATGGGCGACAGGATCAAACACGGGAACCCAAAGCATTGGGCATTCATTAAATGCCAGTCCTGCATTTGTTATAACAAAAGTAATTGATGCCGCAGATTCTTGGTTAACTTGGCACAGCTCGTTGGCTGCAAATAATGCTTTATTCTTAAATAACACCAATGCTACGGCTAGCAATGCAGCATATGGAATTACCCCTAGCTCTACAACACTCACGGTTGCCGATGTTGGCAACTGGTGGATAGCAAACAAAAATTACATCTTCTACTGCTTCGCCCCAGTCGCGGGCTACAGCGCCTTCGGCAGTTTTGAAGGCACAGATGCAGATCCGGGTCCATTCGTATATCTAGGGTTCAGACCAGCACTAATTCTTTTGAAAAACGCTGATGCAAGTCAAGACTGGGTTATTTACGATACAAAACGCT